TCTTAGTGGTAGATAAAGACGGCATGACCCAACAGGCACTTCTGCCTATGAAGTCTACGCAGTTTAAAAAGTCAAAGCAGTGGAACAGTGCCATGCGTTCCTTGAAGATGAAGGATGCCAAGGGAAACCTTTTCACCCCTCCTCGCTTCTCGCACGTTTGGAAACTAGAGACTGTCTCCGAAGAAAATAAGAACGGTTCGTGGCATGGGTGGCAGATCAGTAAGGATTCAGTTGTCCAAGACCCTAACATTTATGCAGAGGCAAAGCTGTTCGCAGAATCTATCCAAGCGGGTAAGGTTTCTGTCAAACACGTCAGGGAAGAAGATAAAGATTCCCTCGACGAAGACACACCTTTCTGAGTTAGTTGGGGAGGGGGGAAACCTTCTCCCCACAATCATTTTCAATGAAAAAAGAAATAGAACGATTTGCGCGGTTGTTTCGTGGCTTGAACAGGGCTTACGGGTCCTTGGATATGACCACAAAAGACGCTCGTGGAAAGCAAAAGGGCAAATATAAATTTGTCCACGAACCACGGACCATTGCCACATACGAAGCGCATCTTAAAGGGAGTGTCAGCATAGGAGTTGTCCCTATTAACGAGGACAATCTGTGTTGGTGGGGTGCAATAGATATTGATCAGTATCCACTGGATCATTTATCAATACTTAAAAAATTGAAGGAAGTAAACATACCGCTTGTTGTCTGCCGAAGTAAATCTGGTGGCGCTCACCTATATCTTTTTCTAAACGAGTTAGTGGAAGCGGAGAAGATTCAGGTAAAACTGAAAGAAGTAGCCGCAGAGATAGGGTTTGGTGGCTGCGAGATATTTCCTAAGCAGATCAAGCTGGTTTTAGAGAGAGGCGACAACGGAAACTTTCTTAACTTACCGTATTTTGACCATGAGGGAGGTCTTCGTTACGCCTTCAATAGCGACGGCAGTGCTGCCACGTTGGAAGAGTTTTTAGACCTTGCTGAGAAGTCCGCTATCGCAGAAAAAGATTTGGACGAGCTTCTTTCAGAGGACGTACCCGAAGTCGATGATAAACTAAAGGACGGGCCACCTTGCCTACAAGCTTTACTCAGGCAGGGGTTTCCAGAGGGCACTAGAAACAACGGACTATTTAACCTGGGTGTGTATTTAAGGAAAGCTTTTCCAGATGACTGGGAAACCAAGATCTTGGAATACAACCAACACATAATGGATCCTCCCCTAGACCTCAAAGAGGTTAACGTTGTCGCGGATCAGATAAAGAAAAAAGAATACCAGTACAAATGTGCGGACCAACCTATTTGCAACTTCTGCAACAAGGACCTATGCCGAAGCCGTAAGCACGGGGTAGGTGGTGGGGCCAATACACCCACGGTTGCCAACCTTAGAAAGTACGACAGTGAACCGCCTCTTTGGTTTCTCGACGTGAACGGAAGTCCTGTTGAGCTTGATACGGAAGGTTTACAGAAGCAGCCTCGCTTTCAAATACTCTGCATGGAGCAGATTAACTTCATGCCTCGCACCATTTCCCGCCAAGCTTGGGAAGCACAGATGAACAACCTGTTGTCGCAAATGTTAGACACAGAGGGTGCGGTCATTATTACATCCGAAGATACAAGTGTACGTGGACAGTTCTACGATATGTTGGAAGAGTTCTCGACACACATGCAGTCGGCCATGGATAAAGAAGAGATACTTTTACGAAGACCTTGGACCGACGAAGAGGAAGGACGGACTTACTTTAGGCTTAAAGACTTCGAAGCCTTCTTGAAAAGAAATAAGTTCTTTGAGTACAGGTCTAACAAAATAGCTCAGAGACTACGCGACATAGATGGTCGGTCGGACCAGTTTAGAATTAAAGGCAGAGTAGTTCGGTGTTGGTCTGTACCTGCATTTGCAAAAGTAGATGAGGACTTTGGTTCTAAATTTGATGAAGACGAGGATGTTCCGTTTTGACTATTAAACAAAACAATTGGAGTCAGATTCTTAGAGACATTCGAGAAGAAAGAAACATGACTCAAAGGGAGCTTGCATATAGAGCCAAGATTCCTCAAAGCACGATAATGGACTATGAAAACGTAGAGGCGGCTCGCCATCTATCTATCTATAGATTAGAGATAATTTTAGATGTGCTTGGATATGAGGTGGACGTTTTTCTGAGGGACGCAGATGTTTAGATACTTTGGACCTCCCGGCACTGGTAAAACGACTACGATGTTGAATCAAGTGGACGCTTTGCTCTCTGGAGGAATGTCTCCGAACGACATAGGATACTTTGCGTTTACACGTAAGGCGGCTCACGAAGCACGGGACAGAGCAGTCGCTCGTTTTAACTTAGACCCCGAAAAAGACTTTTCATATTTTAGAACTCTTCATAGTCTTGCGTTTCAGTGCCTTGGTATGTCGAGTGCAGATGTACTAGGAGACAAAGGACTAAAGAGTTTTAGCGAACAGACCGGGATAGACATCCATTCTAATGGTGCCGAACAAGTGGTTGATGATGGGTTTAAACTACTCAAGTCAAACAACCCTGTAATGAGAGCCATTGATCTTGCTCGAAACTCTATGTTGGGTATCCGGTACGCTTACAACGAAGCAGGGTTATCCATACCGTATTACGAGTTCGAGCACGTGTATAAAGAGTATGAAAGATTTAAACTGCTAAACGGTCTTAAAGACTTCACAGACATGATGGTTGAACTTTCTAACAGACCAGAGAATCTTCCTATATTAAAGACAGTGTTTTTAGATGAAGCACAGGACCTTACTCCACTTCAATGGAAGGTAGCACATGGTCTTAACGACAAATGTGAGAGGATGTTTGTCGCAGGGGATGATGACCAAGGCATATACCGTTGGGCTGGTGCCGACATTGGGCACTTTGTTTCTTTGAACGGAGGGTCCGAAGTTTTGTCGCAGTCGTACAGGGTTCCTCGAAGTGTTCACCATGTAGCAGACTCGGTAGTTCAACGTATTCGAAAACGACAGAAAAAGGTTTGGCAACCTAGGCGAGAAGAAGGCACCGTGCAAAGAACATATGATGCCAGCACGGTTTCTTTTGGTGACGAAGAGTGGCTTGTCTTAGCTCAAGCAAACTACATGTTGGATGAGCTATCCGAAAGATTAACTTCCAGCGGTCAATACTTCGAGCGCAAAGGCTCCTCATCTTTAAAGAAAAACGTTAGAAACGCCATAAGTTCTTGGAACCATATGCAACAGGACCCTGGACAGGAGGTGTCCTTAAAAGAAGCCGTTAACCTATACGATCATATATCAAGCGGAAAGGGACGCCTGAAGCGTGGGGCTAAGAAGATGCTATCGGGAGCCGATGATCAGGACCTATTTACCATCTCAGTCCTTCGAAAACATTTTGGTTTAGAAGTGGTTGACGACACATGGGACATAGCATTGGATCGTATAGAAGACGAAGACAGAGCCTATGCATCTGCTCTTTTAAATCGTGGGGTTAACATATTTGAGAAGCCTAAGATAAAACTTTCCACGATCCACGGAGCAAAAGGCGGAGAGGCGGACAATGTTTTGTTGTTTATGGACCTCTCAGGAAAAGCTGTTAAAGAGATGGAAAACAACCCAGACGACGCTCACCGTGTTTTATACGTAGGTGTAACACGTGCAAAGAGCAATCTTGTACTAAAGATGCCTGAAGACTCTCAAAAAGGCTGGGCAATATGAGAGTTATAATAGAAAGCCCGTTCTCAGGAGGTGATCTTCTCAACGTCGAGTATGCCAGAAGATGCCTGATGGATTCTTTGCAACGTGGAGAGTCACCCTTTGCTTCTCATCTCTTATACACACAAGTTTTAGACGACAGAATACCAGAACAGAGAGAGATGGGGATGGGTTTAGCCTTGCCTTGGTACGAGGTTGCAGAAATGTGTGCGGTATACATTGATCGTGGGGTTTCTGCCGGTATGGCAAGTGGTATCCAACACGCAGTATCATTAAATCTAAAAATTGTAGAGAGGACTTTGGAAGATGACGACAGCCAAACAGATTCTGGAAACGGCTTTAAGTCTTATTGGCGGAGATAGAGCTGCCGATTACGGTTCTATGTGGAAGAACCACGAAAACATTGCCCAGCTTTGGAACGGTTATTTATACGACAAGAATGAAACACTGACCGCAGAAGACGTGGCAAACATGATGGAACTAATGAAGATTGCCCGACGTAAATTAGGCAACTTAAAAGAAGATAATTACATCGACGGAGCGGGTTATTCCGCAGTCGCCTTTGAGTGCGCTCAACACGAAAGTAAGCAAGTAAAATGAAGAAGAATCTTAAAAAACCAACGTGGGGTGTCAAAACCGAGTGGGTGCCCATAGATCAACTGCCTCAGACACCAGAAGGTATTACCGAAATCGCAATTGATTTGGAGACCAAAGACCCCCGTCTCAAGTCCCACGGTCCCGGTTGGGCCACGGGCCATGGAGATGTGGTCGGGTTTGCCGTAGCATACGAAGGTTTTAATGCCTACCTGCCCATTGCCCATGAGGGCGGTGGAAATCTTGACCGGGGTATTGTGATGAGGTGGTTTCAAAAAGAAATCGCAAACCATCCGTCAGATAAGATTTTCTACAACGCCGCTTACGACGTGGGTTGGATGAAGCGACTTGGCATAGAACTAAAAGGCCGCATTATTGACGCAATGTTAGCGGCACCTTTGCTCAACGAAAACCGATTCAGCTACTCATTAAATGCAGTGTCTTACGACTATATGGGACTGATGAAATCGGAGGCTGCGCTAAGGGAAGCGGCGCAAGACTTTGGCGTTGATCCCAAGGGCGAACTTTACAAACTACCCGCCTGTTTTGTTGGAGAGTATGCGGAGGCGGATGCCCAACTTACCCTTGACCTATGGCAAGTATTTAAAATGGAGCTTACCAAGGAAGACTTGTGGCAAGTCTTTGACATGGAGACATCTGTATTACCTCTTTGTATAGACATGACTTGGAAAGGTGTTCGGGTGGACCTCGACTCTGCCGAAAGACTTAAACAAGACCTTCTTAAAATTGTGAAGCGTATAAAGTCTCAGGTAAAGAAGGAGACCGGTGTCGAGATAGAACTCTGGGCTGCAAACAGTATAGCAAAAGTTTTTGATTATTTAGACGTACCATATGGACGCACTAAAACGGGGCTTCCTAGTTTCACCAAAAACTTCCTGTCAAACCACGACCACCCTATTGCACAGAAGATTGCCGAGGCCCGAGAATACGACAAGATGGGCAACACTTTCTTATCTAGCATCTTTAGGTATGCCGAGAAGGACCGCATCCACGGACATATAAACCAGTTGCGTTCAGAGGGAGGCGGGACTGTTTCGGGTAGAATAAGTATGTCCAACCCAAACCTACAGCAAATCCCAGCGCGTAACCCGGAAATGTCTAAGAAGATCCGGGGACTGTTTCTACCTGAAGAAGGTGAGCAGTGGGCAAGTATGGACTTTGATCAACAGGAACCAAGGATACTTGTACACTTCGCAAGCCTCACGAATAAAGGACTTAGCGGTTCCGACGACTTTGTAAAAGCGTATAAGGAAAACAATAAAACAGACTTCCATCAGATGGTGGCGGATATTGCTGGTATCCCTAGAAAACAAGCAAAGACCATTAACCTGGGTATCATGTACGGCATGGGGCAGACAAAGCTAGCCGAGCAGTTGGATGTCTCCACGGATCAGGCTAAACGGCTCATGGGCCAATACCACAACGACGTTCCGTTCGTAAAAGAACTTATGGATGCAGTGCAACGGCGTGTGTCACACCGGGACAAAGGTGGTTTTGTCCGGTCTCTGCTTGGAAGAAAGTGTCGGTTTGATTTATGGGAACCTAATCTATTTGTCTCAGCACGTGCATTACCAAAAGAAGAAGCTCACTTGGAGTATGGAGACAACATTAAACGAGCCTACACATACAAAGCTTTGAACAGGCTTATCCAGTCCAGCGCAGCCGATCAAACAAAGGCCGCAATGGCGGCGGTGTATAAAGAAAAGAATAAGATACCGTTGATTCAAATACACGATGAACTTGCCTTTTCCGTGTCCGGAGAAAAAGAGGCTCGTGAGTTGTGTGAGATAATGGAATCCGCTTACAAACTACAGGTCCCAAGCCCGAGCGACATCTCGCTTGGACCCAACTGGGGGAACTTGACTAAGTTAGATAAGTCCGATAGTGTCCCAGAGATAAAGGATGATTAAGTAATGAACCCCGAAAAATGGAAGTCAGTTGTTGTGCCGATTGAAAGCTACCGTGTCTTAAAGGACTTGGCTTTGAAAGAACGTCGCACATTATCCGGACAGTTTACCTTGCTTCTTGAGCAGGTCACTGGAAAGAACATCCCCGTTGGGGAAGAAACAAAAGGGAGTAAAAATAAATGACCGCAGTCTTTGCAATAGCCGCGTTTTACGCTTTGGTGTTAGTTGTACAAACATTTTAAATGGGCAAGAGATCAAATTTTGTTCGTAGAGAGCGTGATTTTTATCCGACACCTGTAGAAGCAGTAAAACCTCTCATACACCATCTCCCGTATCGGTTCACATATATAGAGCCGTGTTCTGGAGATGGTGCATTAGTAAGGGCTATAGGAAGTTTTGAAGGTGTTTCAAAGGGGGGTAGTTTTTGCCCGATCTTAGAGTATGCCAGCGATGTACACCTACCTTGGCAGGTAACTTCTTTAAAAGATGACGAGAAGTTTAATTGTAATAACGCACTTCATGCGTATCAGAGAGACGTGTTCGACATCGAAAGCGTAGAAGAACACGTAGACTTCTTTATTACCAACCCGCCGTGGAACCGGGATATCTTACACCCTTTAATCAACCACCTCTCGTCCATTCGACCAACCTGGCTTTTGTTTGATGCTGATTGGATGCATACCAAGCAAGCGCAACCTTACCTATCACGATGCACAAAAATAATATCCGTGGGCCGTGTGAAGTGGATCAAGGATAGTAAGTATACAGGTAAGGATAATTGTTGCTGGTATTTTTTTGAAGACGTGCCTGAACATAGCGGTCCTCAAGTATCCGTAGACTTCTACGGAAGATTCGTATAAAATTTTTATGTTCTCCCTACAGCGGTTTGTTGACTCCTTCCGCTGAACCTTGGTGGTGGGTTCAGTTCTCCTGTCCCACCACCTCCCTCCACTTAATAAAAATGAAATCTCGTTAAATTAGTTGACGTGTCTTTTTTTTAGGCTTAGGCTTATGGGACTAATCACATACAAAGGAGTCTTAGATATGTTTGTAGGAGCAAGTTACGTCAGAACCAAAAAAGAAGGAACCTGTCTTGGTTTTGACCGCATAACGATCATGGAAAGAGTTCTTTCGCACACAACGGAGCGGAAGAGAAAAGACGAAGACTATAATAAAATAACAGTCACCGGATGCTATTACACTGTTCATTGCTTGGTAACATCAGACGTAACCAATGAAATTGTAGTCGTAGATTCTTGGGAAATTAGTGAAGATGAACTATCTCAGGAGATTTGTAGCGGTTATTATAAACTAGTCCTAGATAAGGACCCATCGTTATGAACGATTTAGAAAGGTTCATGCAAAACATGGCGTGGGTACATCAAAAGATTTCCGCTACCAACCCTGCGGGGTACGAGTTGAAGGAAACACGGACCATGGACCACGGTTCAAAGACTAAACTTATTGGAATCGATAGAACCAAGGAAGAGATCGATGCCCACTAGAGATCGTCGTTGCCTCACATGCGGAGGACTAGACGAGTTTATTTTTGAACTTGACAATGAAATTATATTTTATTGTGACACATGTAAAAAAGAGACATCTTCAAATGGTTCTGAACTCATTGGTCCGGAACAGAGGATGCAGGAAAAATTAGGAGAGTAAAATGGATGTTGAAAACGATTTCGAATCAGATTGCAACGTGCCCCCTTCTGAAAGCTATAAAAAAGGGTATATTGAAGCCGTTTCCGAGTTTTTAGAGCACTCTTTTTGTCTAGACGAGGCACTCCACGT